GCCCAGGTTAAAAAACCCGGGGACTTGAATGGTTCAATTGAGATATTGAAAAGTTATGCAATACCAGACTGCTCCACAGAAGGTATTGCGAGTGCTATTCGTGAAGACTTCCCGAAGCGCAGAATCAATAGTATCATAGACATGTCAGGCACACAAGTAAATCGGGACACTACAAGTCCCTTTGGTGTAACTGATAAAATTATCTTAGAGAAATATGGATTCACGATTGTTAACACTAGGAAGAGTAACCCACTCATCACTGATACTGACAACACAAGTAATGCTTTTATAGCAAGAGGGTGTTTAGTTGTTAAGCCAGATGATAAGTTCTTACTTGAAGCCTTGCAAACATATCATTTTGAAGATGCTTCACGCAAACGCTTAGTAAAATATACTGAGCAGAAATACGCACACATTGACGGTCTCGGTGACTGTATCCGTTATGGCATACATCACTTGTTCCCAATCACACATGCTTCAGTAGGAATACCTGAGTATGTTGGTATGGATCCACGCTTATCAAATAGAGCAAAGCCAGGCTTAGAACATTTGCCTGATAGTCCTTTATATCCAGGTGGACCAACATGGGAAGAGATTATGAATGGCGAACAAGTGGAGGACTATCAAGTATGGAGTTAACATGGGTAGAAGGTACGGAGATGCTGGCACTCTTATTGAAAGATTGTTAGACAAAATAGAAATTAATAATATTACTGATTGCTGGGAGTTTCAAGGTGGTAAGAACAATCTTGGTTATGGTATGATTCGTGATGACAAAAAAATGCGTACAGCGCATAGAGTAAGTTATGAAGAACACAATCAAACTAAGATACCAAGTCATCTTGTTGTGATGCACAGTTGTGATAATCCTTGTTGTGTTAATCCTAAGCATTTAAGTTTAGGAACACGCAGTGATAACACAAAAGATATGATGATTAAAGGTAGAGGCAAACCCTTTGGTGGACCAGGTAGAGGAATGACAGGCAAAAAAATGCCAACAACACCTTGCACTAATTGTGATAGAAGTATTGCAAATCCCTTATACAGTAGACATCTTAGATTGTGTATGCAAAAAAATAGCATAAATAGATTATCTACTAATTAGCCTAGATACGAGAACAAAAAATATGAAAACAAAAGCAGACTTACTAAAGCGTAACCCAATATATTCTAATATCTACAATGAGATGTTAGCATATCAATATGCATATCTTGGGGGACTACCTTTCAAGATGTTTGTGCGTAAGAAAAGACCTAGTGAAGATTCAACATTGTATCAAGACCTAGTTGCTAACACAATTGCACAGCCAATCTGTCGTTATATTGTTGACACAATTAATGATGTATTGTTTGAGCCAGGAATTAAGCGTAACATGCAATTCTGTACTCCGACTGGTCAACAGATCAATCCAAAGAATACTGAATGGGCTGATTTATTCTTGTTAGATGCAGACTTGACTAATCGTAGTATGAATGGTTTCATGGAAGGCGTCGGTGATCTAACAAGCATATATGGACATTGCTGGGTAGCAGTTGACATGCCACAAAAAGGCGATGGTAATTTAGGTAGACCATATGTCTGCGCTATTAATCCATTGAACGTATGGAACTGGGAGTTTGATTACTATGGTGGTCGTCCAATGCTTAAATGTGTTACAGTTATGGAGATGGAAGAAGAAGATTGCTATTACATCAAGTGCTATACATTAGGTGATGCAGACACTCCAAGCTATTGGGAAAGCTATGAAGTAGAAAAAGGCCCTGCTAAGATGGAAGAGCCTGCTAAATTGATTGGCACTGGTACATATCCACCAGGCATGAGCTTACCAATATTCATCGCATATGGTCGCAGAGACCCAAGATCAATCGATATAGGCATTAGTGATATTGACGCAGCCAGTGATGGTATGCGTGAGTACTATAAATTAGAATGCGAAAAGTATACAGCATTACAGTTTGCACATACATTGATTCGTGCTGATAAGGGCATTAGTATTCCAGTTCACGCTGGCGCCATTGTTCGTGCTAATGAAGGTCAAGTAGAAGCTATTCCAGTCGATACAGGTGATGTTGACGCAATCATTAAGACACAACAAGATTTGTTAGAACAAATTGAAGCATTAACAGGCTTAGGTGGTTTACGCAATAGTAAGAACCAAATCGCTTCAGGCGTTGCTATCATTGAAGAACGTAAACAACTACACCGTCTTGCTAAATCTAAAGCAAGATTGATGGAAGTTACAGAAGAAATGATTTATACATTTGCCGCACGTTTTATGAACGTTCGTTGGGCAGGTGAAGTAAGTTACAACACAGACTATGAAGCACATGATACAAATTACAGAATGGCTGTAATGAAATCAGCAAAAGAACTTGTTGGTGATAACCAAATGGTTCAATCATTGATTACAAAAGAAATTATTGCTATGCTTGCTCCTGATACTGCAATACCAGAATATGAAGAAGCATACATCAACACAATCGCTGATCCTGATCTACGAACATTAATGACTGAGCAAAACAATGAAGTTCTCAGTAGAGATTTGACACCGAGCATGATCCCAGAACATGAGCAGTATGGTGAGAATGAAAACGGTGAGAATGGTGAGAGTGAATCAGAATCAGAAGGATCATTTGGTGACGCCGGCAATGCATCATTGTTAGGTGGCCCAGGTACTCCTGTTACTAACGTAGGTGTGACATACTACACCCAACAAGTAGCTCCGGTAATGTTGCAAGGCATGAATACAGGTAGATAAATCTATCTACATCCATAATGCATAAATACATTACACAATCGCTAACTACGTAAAGTTAAAGGAAAAAATTAATGGACAATCAAAATTTCGTTGGCAACGATGTAGCCCCTGTTACTGCACAGGACTCAGTGAGTGAAGCAGGAGAGCAAAACGTTAACCCAGGTGCTATTCGTAAAAGCACAACACAGTCATTGTTAAATGCACTATCTAATGCGAGTGGAACACAATTCCAATCTGTTGAAGATGCACTAGCATATATGGCACGTGTAGGGGCTCAAAATCAAAACGGTGGCAACGCACAGCCAAGTGGACAACCAAAGCAACAGAATAGTTCGAACGGTCGTGTCACAACCAATGACTTGCATGAGCAGTTTAGTAAACTTCAACAAGACCTTGCTACTAAAGAGCAAAGATTGCGTGAGAAGGAATTAGATAGCGACATTCAAAGAGCTATGGGTGACAGATTTGATTCAGACCTACTTGATTACGCATTGAACAAAGTTAAAAACAATATTCAATGGAACGATGATGGCAGTTATGCTATTGTTAATCAAAAGGGTCAAGAACGTTATGGATCTGATGGAATGCCACTTACAATCCAAGGATTAGTACAAGAAGTAGCAGTGGGTAATCCAAAGCTACTCAAGCAGAGTAACTCTAATTCTGGATCTGGTTTAAGACCTGGACAAGGTTCTTTCACTGGTGCATTAGACGAGGCAGTACCAGATTACTCACGTGATCCGGCAGCATTCAATGCATGGGCTAATAAAAATGGCCTAGGCAAAAATGTTGGTCTTAAAGGTCTAGGTGTAACAGCGACAGTTTCAAGTTCAAGTCGCAAAGTACTCTGAGCCAACTAAAATTTAAATAAGGAAATTATCATGGCATATGTATTAGGCGGTCCTAATAATGAAGGCGATGGCTTCACAACAGCTATCAGTAACTTCGCACTACGTGCAATGCACGAATCTAATGGTCTAGTTAACATGACTAACGTTGTTGCACCTACACAAGGTCAAACATTCTTAGTACCTAACTTCGCACCTATCACGTATCAAGACTACAATGCTAACGGCACTGGTGGTACATTTGGTACAGGTAATGCAGTTGTACAAAACCCATCATTGGGACAAGGTACAATTACAGCAACTCCAGCAGTTGCACAAACAGCATTCGATATCTTCTACGGCTGGACAACATCATTCACATTGGCTGCAACGCTTGGTGCTGAATTAGGTGAGTCATTTGCTGAGAAGGTTGACCAGCGTGTTACAGCGGC